ACACAAAGTCCGCCACCCTGTAGATAGAAGGAAATATTTACAAAAGACAAGAATAGGGAGAACACACAAGCAACAACAAGATTCATGAACTCACCCCAAATCATCATCACCAGCCACCAAGCCGACCTCTGTTTCTGGCAGCTGCTGAGAATAGAGGACTAAGTGCTCCTCATTCAGTCCCATGATGCGAAAGATTCTGAGAGCAATCTCTCTGTACTGCTCCAGACATCTATGGTCCTTGACTAACTCTCGCAATCCATCGACACCCATTCTCCTGACAGCTTCATCAACAACTAAATCTAGCAAGCGATGATGGTAGTACTTTGAGCTTAGAGTTTCATGGACCTCCATCAAGCCCATGGGACCCAGGTCAGTTAAGTCCAAGATCTCCTCATCCACCTCCCTGCTGAGCTCATCGATGATGTCCAGGACTGGATCCCTTTGATTTATGAAGTCATCATCCAGGCCCCATTGCATGAAGCCAGCAAGATCTACTTCGTCCTGGAAGAGCCTTCTGCCAGCTTCTGCCAGGGGAGACAGGAACAAGCCCCTCCTCCTAAGCGAGCTCTCAAGGATGTCCTTCAGGCAAACCCGTAGCTTGTCAAAATCAAATCCTGGGATCCTTTGGTTAGACTCCATTCTACTCAGGATGGTGTCCACTGTGCTGATAGGCAAGGCCCTCATGGTCATCCATGAGAAGGTCGGCTCCTTGCTCGGGAACCAATCTGTCTTCCCCAATTGACTTAGCAACTTTGCTGATGCTTCGGTGACGTCTGTGTCTCTCCCCGTGTAAGAGAGAACGTGAAACCTTCTGTCCAGACGGTTATAGCTCCCAATGATCCCCGTCTCCTGGTATACTAGGTTAATGGTCATGCCATGTATAGCTAGAGTTAGGCGAGATGGGTCTAAGATTATAGTCTTGTAAATGGTGGACTTTGCCAGGAAGATTGGAGCTCCGAATTTGTTCTTAGAACTGGCTATGTTGAAGTCATAAACATAGAAGTTCCCTGTTGTTCTAAATAGATCGGAGGTGTCAGCCTTGTTATATACTTCCATCTCATCGCACCAGTTCCTCAGGAAAATGCTGAGAGTTCTAATTGCTTTCTCATCTAGAATCTCAATAGACTTCACATGAGTGAGAGTGGTGTTCCTTGGGGTGAAAACAGTGATCTGAACTTGAAACCCATCCACTAATCCTCTCCAGACACCGTCTCCAAAATACAGGATACGATCCCCTTCTACCCTACTCTTCTGTCTGTGACTGAAACCACCAATCACTCCACAGTTGGCATGCTCAATGGAGTTAAATATTACATCTTTGCCATGCTCGCCATAAAAGGTCTGGAGGAGCGCCAGGGTGTTTGTCCGTGTCTTCCCCTGTCCCGGTCTCAAGATCACTGGATCTGCCACTGTCAAGAGATGCTCGACCATGGAGATCTTTGTTGTGTCTGTGTATGGCCCAACTAAAACTAGAAAGAGGCAATGCTTGAGAAGTCCTGCGGCTTCAGATCTTTCAACAGCTTCCTCATCCGGAGAGTATGTCAACTGGTACTTCGGGAAGAAGTTGTCCCTGATAGCTGTCGAGATGTTAGACACTCCACTGCTCTTCTTTATGGGGGCCCCAACTATTCTAATCTCTCTACCTTTGAGATCTAATCTGCTGAGGAAGTTTCTGAGTGGAGAATGGTGCAAGAAAGGGGAGGCTGCTAAGGTCACTTCAGGACTCTCTGATATCCAAGTAATGGTTGCCTGCAGCTGATCCCAGGCCTCACTGAAGACTCTAGGTGTCATTTTGGATCGGCTAAACCCAAACCATTTATCAGCTACTAGATCCTCGGGCTTCCCCCGCTGAAACTTTTCGATCTCAAGAACGTTGATCTTGGTCTGAATTATGACCTTGTTCTTCTGATAAAATGCTCCTCCAATTGCCGTGTAGCCTGTCAAGTGAGCTCTCAATCTCTCATATTCTATCTGCAGCGGAAACAAAAGCTGGACCTGTGACAACGTTATGGTTTCAGGGAACTGTTCAATTTTCTGAATGCTCTCTGTGATACGTAACAGAAGACTTTTCTTTTTGACAGAATCCACATCCATCATCCAGGCTGTGCTATCAGTCAGGATTGACCTAGTCAGTATGTAGACAGACGCAGAGATTATTCTCACAACAGCATTGCCTCTGGATAGGCTTGAACTCACACCTGGGGAGTGGACCTTCTCAGCAATCTTCAGCTTAACTTCATCTGGAGTTCTAGGTCTCCGATATAGCACTTCAGGGTCTTGGTCAAGTCTTTCCAGCCAGTCTGAAGGGAGATTTAGCGATTCTACCAACCTTTTCCACTTCTTCCAGTCTCCAAATCTGATCGTGATGGCTTGGAGGAGAGTGCCTGACTGGGTTGTGTCTAGGGTCTTCTTTCCAGCTCTAACCTCTTCTTCTGAGTCAGCACTAATCCTTTCTAAACATAGTCTGTACTTCTTCCCTAGGGGAGAGTTGCAAACCACCACCCACAGGTTGTACTTAAACCCAGCTAATCCAGCAGCGTATGGTGAATCAAGTAGGAAGAGTCCCAAGCTGGGATCCCACAACCTCCTAGCCAAAAAGAGGAAGTCTAGGAATACAGAACTAATGGTCATGCCTAGCAGGTTATAGTGGAGGAGTGACTGACCGAACTGACAAAAGCCTGCTAGGGAGAAGGATCCTCCTCCCTCCACCACTGCAGTCAAATTGTTGTACATTTCCTCCTGCCTGGCAGCCAAGCTCTCTTGTTCTGAAATGACATCACAGGCTGCTATCCATCTGAATAGTGGTCTATTGTGGTTCATGTGAAAGAAGAATTCTGAGTTGAACTCTAGAAGGTACAAGGTGTTGTTGGTGGTCTTCACAGATGAGTAGATCCCCAAGAGTCTGCCAAAGATCCCTTTGAAGATAAAGCATGTTGCGGCAAAAAACCGATATCTTTCCACAGTGGCAGGATCTTCTGCCGGAAATGAGATCATGACTCCTGAGTCATCACTACTCTGGAGCACATCCACATGAGTCCTAGTGCGAGGGACCCTTTCGACCCTGGATCTAATCAGGGAGGTGAAGAAGCTCTTCAGCCATTCCTGATATATGGTGTGAAACAGGCTGGAGGTGTAGTGCAGTATTCCTTGCATCATGCCAGTTTCTGTCTGTATGTAGCCACCACCTTTCTCCATCCATCTTGTTGTGTCTCTGCCATGGTAAACGGAGTGGATCTTCATCAGGTACTCATCAGAACTTTGCAAGTTTAGATTAGAGTCTATTAGGTCCAACAAACTTTGATCTATCATGATTCTCTTCCTCATGAACAAGCTGCAAGCTCTCATGATGAATGGATGTAAGGACTCAGGGTAGAAGGTGCAGAGCATTAAAGCGAACTTAGTGACATGATGCCCTTGGTTCCACTTCTGGGCATCTGCTGATGCACAGACAGTCTGAGACTGACTGCCACAGATCTTAGTGGACATCAATCCGTGGTTTTCCGGGATGTTAAGCTTATTTTTAGGGTTCATCATAGTCTCACTCTTGAAGCGCTTGCACACTTGTCTAGCCAGGGACTCGATAACTAGCTGTACCACTCTCTCCTCAAAGCCCAAAACGTAAATCTCCCTGAGACCTCCATGTTGAGGTTTTTTGAAGAGACAGACATGCATGTGACCCCTGTTCTCAACAGTTTCCAGACAATCTTTCAAGATTTCAAAGACATAAGTCTTACCCTTGTCAACATACTCCGCTACTCTCTGAAGCACCTTGGTTCGATGGTACTTCTCCCCGTCGTGTCTTTTCTCATACCACTCTGGTCCAAAGTTGCTGGATGCCTTAAGGGTGGCAATCTTCTCCAGATCTAGAGATGCAAGACCCTCCAGAAAATCTGTCCACATCACACTCAAGATGTTGTCGCCCCATCTCTGCCTTAGAGTAACCACCCCCAGTTCAGACATGAATTTAATTAAGCTGATGCTGTACTCATGGAATTTGATGTCAGACCAGTCAGGATCTCCTAGGCCCAGGAAGTCATAGCGTCCAGGGTGGAGATCTTCATACTCCAGAATCTTTTTATACATCCCGACAGTTGCATTTCTTTCAGGGGATTCTTCCTTGTTCTTTAGATAACCCAGGTAGAAGAGGGAGATGAGCTTTTGTGTGGTTGTGATTGGAGTCCAAGAGTACATGTTCACAATCCCTGTCCATTCAGCAGCCCTTCCAGCAGCAAAGACTCTAAAGGGGTGCCCTGAGATCCACTGCATGACATGAGTGACTTTGTTGAGGAGCCACACCTGGAGTTTTGTTCTAGCCATTTCAGGCAACTTCTTTAGCATCTTCTGGGGCTTGGGCAACAGAGGGTGACTCACAAAGCCCTCCATGTAAACATACCTGGTTGCAGTAACAATCTCCTCAGTTCTAGCCTTATCTTCTAGCATCACCATTAGACACAGTCTTAGCATCTCTCGAGCTCTCTTCAGACCTTCTTTCTGCTGAGAATCCAAGTGAGACTCAGGTATCCAGAAGGGTACTTCGTAGAACTCCTGCCAGAACCAGTTGCAATTGAAGATTGTGGAGAGTACTTTCACCAGATTTGTGAGCTTCGACATTTTGTGAGAGACAAACTCAGTCCAGTGCCAGGTTCCATTTGTGTTGGTTGCTTTAAAGCAATGTGAGGTGTGTATCCAGCCTTTTATAGCGCAGTTGGGGAAAGCAAGAGACCAGAAGACATGCGACGCTGAATTGGTTGGTTTTATGATCAGGAAGATGTCAAAAAACCTTAGCTTCTTGAGAATGAATGTCTTGGAAGGACAGTGTTGCTTCAGGCTCAGACAAAGTTCTGTGGCAATGCAGCACATCAGCACTAGCCATATTCCTAGAGGTCTTCTTAGGAACTGATACGATGCCATGAACCAGGGGTTTGTTCTGGCCTCAATCCCATGCACCTCCTGCACCATTGCGTTTGTTTTTAAGACCTCCAGAATAGGGGCTGGTGGCTCCTGCTCATGGTCGTCACTAAACAGGTTACCATCCTCTCTAAAGAATGACTCAATATCGTCTGTCAAGGTGGTGAGAGGGAAGGTCCTTTTAGACTCTTCTCTCTTTCGCTCTATGACAGGATGATTTCGTAGAGATTTTGCCTCCACCCCTTGCTGAGCAATGTCAACCCAGTCTTCTTTGGGTAGATTTACTCTCACTCGGTGGAATTTTTGCCTAAGCTTCTTTGCCTCCTGCTCTTGCTCGCTGTCTGGAGTCATTGCAAAATGTAGTTCTGCTTCAACATCCTCCTCAGCTCTCTCAACATCTCCACACTTCAGGCGGTAGAACGCCTCTGTCCACATCTTGCCAGTTGAGTCCTCATGTTCCAAAAAGACTGGCAACTTCTCGTAGCGTGTGAGAGACGAAGTGTCCTCCGAAACTACTGGTATGATGGCTGGAGCACAAATGGTTGACTTGTGATCAAGGGGGGATCGTTGAGCTCGACCATTGAAATCACTTGTCCACTCTTCTGTCTCCTCTAAGCAGACTTGTCTGTTTCTCTCAAGCCTCTGCTCCCTTGTGGACAAATGTAGATAGTGGTCCTCGAATATGCTCCTCCCAGACATGTCCAGAGCTTCTATGGTCTTCTGATTGATCCAGTCTGTATCAGGAGTCATGTTCTGGTAGCGCTCGTAAAGTTGCCTAGTGAAGGGATGGAACTTCTCTTCTGTCATCTCCCACTTGAACTTTATGTCAGAGAGAGCAATTCGGACTTCCCTCATGTGTTTATCTTCATCAGGGTTTTCAAACTCTGGGATTACCGCCCTATCTAGCAACTCTGCAAAGACGGCCCTTGCTAGGATGAACCTGAAACAGAGCTCCTCCACTTCAGCCCTATTCAGTTCCAAGTTTGAGATTATGAGATCATCTCCCACAGCAATCACGGCAAAGAAGATTTTGCTAACCTGTGATCTCACTTTAAGAGGGATCTCATATTTCCCAACCTTTTGGTTGAAGGCTGTGAAGAGAGCTGCCTCCCTTGGAGACCTATTTGTCGTGAACTCAACCACATTGTGACTCCCATCCAGCCTCTTGCATATGTAGTCAGGAGTCCATCCATCATAGGTGTCACCCATGGTTGGGAAAACACTCTTCAGTCGCACATCAGTCTGCGGAGCTAAGTGCGCAAAGGTGAAATCATGGATAAATGTCGAGGCCTCAATCTTTGTGATTTTGTACTCTGGCTGAAGACTAGAGCCAGTGGATGCACTGGTGATGTCTGAGAGATCAAAAGTTATGCAGATGTCAGAGCCATCCATCCTAACTAGAAAGGTTGGGATAGAGGGTCTATCCTGAAGACTCCTATATGTCCTGGAAGGCGGACAAGTGAAGTCTCCATCTAGGGGAGTTCTAGAGCATATTGCTTGCAACATGGTGGCGTCTTTGTGT